ATTTCTTGGGCTAGAGCAGCCATGATTTCTGCTTCGATATCGATACCCTGTTGAGCCTGTGCATCCTGAGCGGCCTCAAATGTCCAACGAGCAGAGAGTTTGCGGCTCTTGGCTTCGACTGGAGTCTTGAGGATCTGGATGCTCATACGCTTACCGGGTGTACCTTCTAGAGCAGATGTAACACCTGCTTTAGGAGTTGCATCAACGTTACCACCGGAATAAGCAGCAGCAATCTTGAATGGGCTTAGTGCCTCTTCGCCTGCTACCACGTTGTCACCAGCATCAGCATAACGAACACGTAGTGTGTGGATTTGACCAACTGGACCAGTCATTGGCTGAACGCCAATGATTTCGTTAGCGATCACAGTAGGCATGACTCGACGGATAACTGGTAGAATCACACGGTTAAGTGTAGCGACGTTACCAGCACTGGTTGCACCAGCAGTTGCGCTTTCAGCCAAAAAACGGCGTGTATTTTCTAGGCAAACACCCATACTTGCACGACGGTTACCTTGTAGGCCTTCAAGCAGAGCTTCTTTGGTCTCGGACCATCTTTCATTTAAAAGTTTTGACATTTATGTCTCCTTGAATGTTTTATTTTAGACCCGCTAATTTGCGGATATCTATAATATTGTCTAAGCCTACCTCGGGCTTTACTTCTCGATTACCAGTCACTTCGGTGCTTTCTGTTAAAGTAGATTTCTCTACTTTTTTCTTCTCGCCTTCCATTACTGTTGGTAGGTATTTATCATATGCATCTGCAAGTTTCCGAGTCTGTACGGACTCTAGAAGTTGTTGCATTAGCTCCCTTTTACTAGCATTTAAAGGCGCTAGCAATTCAGCCATGACCTGCTTACGCTCCATTAGGTCTTTGGTTACACGAATTTCGCGTTCTTTAGACTCAACGATTGTAGTTTTTTCAGCCAGTGCCTTTTCTGCTTCTGCAAGTTCAACATCTTTTTTGTTGATAATCTTCAACAATTTACTTGTCTCGGATTTTTCATTAAGATACGAACCGGCAAACTCTTGTGCAAATGCTTCATAAATTTTACGTCCAAAACCGTTGTTACGAGCACTGTCAATATCTTCCTTCAATTGTGAAATTTCAGAATTCAATTTTTTAGTAACTACTGTTTCAACAAGTTCTGCACTTTGTTTAATAAAGTTTTGCTTAATATCTTCAAATTTAGCCTTGGCATCGCGAACTAGTTTGACCTTGGTCTCTGCTAGATTACGTTTGTCAATGGCAAATTCGTTGATTTCTTTCGCTAGAGCATGTACAACAAACTGCTCTAGTTTAGTGAAGTTCTCAGAAACCTTACGACGATCTCCTTGAAACTCTACTAGTTCCTTGCCTAATTGCTTGATAACAAATCCTTCTAATTTCTTAGAATCACTTGTTATACGCTGCTGATAAGCAACCTTAGCCTCGGCTAAGGCCTTTTTATCGGCATGCAATTCGGCCATTTCTGCGGCCAATCTATCACCGAGCATTTTATCAATTGCTTCAACCATGAGTTGTTTGTCATGGGTGTACTTCTGTGCAAATTCTTCACGAAGTTCGGCTGTGACTTGGTCGCGATTCTCTTGAATTTTAGTAGCAAAGGCAGTCTCAATCACAGAACGGGTATCCTCTGACATTACTCCACTTTCAACTAACTGCTTGAATGCGTCCAACATATGTGTTTCTCCTCGGGCTTATTTTAGACCTTTAATAATCTGAAGGAGGGATTCCTTCAAATATTTCTGGGCCTTTGGATCTTCTTTTACTTCTTGTGCTACACGGAACGCTCTATTTCCGCCACGAGCATTCATTAAATGTTCGTAAACCGGAGTAGGATATGCACCAGGAGCACTGGGTTGAGCAACCACATCTACAGTAATAATTTCAAAATCGGATACTTTGCCACTCGAGTCGTCAACGTTTCCGCTGCCGCGCGAACTGACACCAAGTTTCACACCGCTTTCGAGCATGGTACGAATTAGATTGCCCATCGGGGTAGGAAGGATTTTCATCTTTCCATAACCATTAGGACCTTCCATCCACATCTGAGTGATCATATGGGATACACGGTCCAAATTTACTTTTAAATCATCAGGATGATCAACTTCACCTAGTACGCTGTAACCACTTTGAATTTGATCATTCAAGGTTTTTACGGCATGTTCAATTTCATCTACAGGGTAGACTCTTTGATTTGCATTGCGAATTCCACCTTGGATGGCAATGCCTTTTAGATAAAGGCTCTTGCCATCCTTGTCGTCCGACTCCATTACGATGCCGGACTGATCAAAACTCAAATGCTCACGTAGGTAACTAAGTTTCATCCTAGGTCTCTAATTAAAACTTACGATCTACAACAGCCCGAGTGTTGGTTTCACCTTGGTTGTCATTTTGGCCAGTACGAGCACCGACATTTAAGCCTGTGGGCTTGACCTGTTCGCCTTTACCGTATTCACCGACTTGTTTTAAATTCTTAACACCCATTTTTCCACCAGGAACATTTCCATTGCCTTTGGCAAATTTATCACCCTTTTCTGGGGTAATACCTTTGTTGACCTTGTTGGGTGTTGTTCCAGTATCTTTCTGTCCTTCGTGATGGCTTTGACCAATGTTTTTAGCATTGGCTGTGCTGGTAGGCTTTTCGCTATCAGCCTTACGGTTGACGGGACTGTGGCCTGCAACTGGTTTGCTTTCTGTATCACCGGACCCGGCACCTGCATTTTGACCATCTGTCTTTTGATGATTACCTTCCCAATCGTTACCAACCTTCTCAGTGTACTCACGCAACCGACGGCCTTCAAACATGCCCATTTCAAGTTCTTCGTCGTCTGCTTCTTCGTCACCAAATTCTTCGTCACCAAAATCACCGTCGGTCTCTCCACCTAACTCATTTGACGCATCAAAAGCGGCACGTAGTTCGTCCATGGCTTGCTGAATGCTGAATCTAACTTTTTCTTCAGGACTGGCATCTGCACCAGGCTCTTCTTCGCCTGTGGCATCGATGTCAAATGCAAGATCATCGGTCTCTTCAGGAGGACCCATTTCCTCGTCACCTTCGTCCATGGTGTAGGAATCTTCTAATTCTGACTCGCCAAATTCGTCGGTATCATGGGCTTCCATGTCGTTTAGATCTTGATCTAGTCTATCCGAAATCCATTCCATTGGGTCACCACTGCGTCCTTTGGCAACACCATAAGGCATTTCTTCAAAGTAGTAATCGTACAACGCATAGTATAACTTATCCCCCATGTCTCCGCCCTGTTTAAATCTTTCGATTTCTTCAGGAAATTCGGCAACAATTGATTCTAAATCATTACCGTGAGACATTTCATGACCCTCTTCCACTTCATCCTCATCAGCAATGAGGTTCTCGTAAATTGTTCTCGACTTTTCTACAACGATTTCATGGAAAAGTTCATTGGCTTTATCCATTTCTTCATTGACAATGTAGTCTAATAATTGTTCAAACTTTGTTGACATCGCAGGTTATCTCCTATAGGGTAGCGGCAAGGCTGTATTCTTATTTAAGAGATGTTCAGAAACACTGCGTGAAATAGGCCAAAATTTAACATTTTTGGCAAAATTGAGAGAATTTCAATTGAGTAGACTGAATTATTCTACCATATTATTTAATATCAGAGAATTGAGAATTAACTTATAAGATTATGCTGCCGGTTCTGACGGTGCCGCATACATCTTTCTGACCAATCCTAATTCTTCTTTTTTTTCCTTCTCTCTTGCATCCCCGGCTTTGCGAAGATCATTTAACATTCGTAAAGTTAACCGTGTTTTTCTGAGATCACCAGGATTTAAAACGCTGGTATCGTTTTTGCTGTTATACCGAGAGTCGTCATACATCTCGATTTGTTTATTATTAAAGTATATAAATTCTGTTAGCAGCATGTTGATATTTATGCAGGAGGAGTGGCTGCATCGGCGCCGACATCCTCTTCTCCAGGCTCGCTCGGCGGTGGTGTAGTGGCTCCTGCAATAGATCCTAGATCTGAACTTAGATTATTAGCCGTAACACCAACACTACGTAATTCTGCACTAGCAGATAATGTAGTATCAGCATCGATATTTTCTTCACGCCACATTAATTCGTTTTCTGCCACTTCTTCTGCAGTCATTCCTAAGAAGCGCTTCATAGCAAATCTCTTACTAACAAATGGAATGGCTACCATAGTGTTAAAGGTATTAACACGAGCGGTGTCCATTTCTGCTTGACGATAACTGGCAAAATTTTGCGGGGGATTAAATTTAATATCAAAAATATTATTATCTATATTGATACCACGATTATGTAGATAGTATTTAAATTCTGTATCAAATTGGTTGTTCATCAAACTCTGTAATCTTTCACAGTATTTGTTAAATCTCAATTCTTGGATGTAGGCAGTTCCAACTCTTCCATCATTGAAATTACTTCCTCCATCGTCGGGGCCAGTAGGGAGGTAACTGCTAGGAATCCGTAGAGCACGAAACAACTTATTAGTAAAATATTTAAGGTCATCAATTTCTCCTAGGTTGGTTCCGCCTGGTAATACTTCAACTTTACTACCACGACCTTCTGCAGTCTGTGGAAAGAAGTAGTCCTCATTTATTGACAACGGATTATACCCTGCATCGATAACACTTTGACTACCGCCGGTCATGCTTGGTATGCGGCGCTGATTAACTTCGTTTTTTACACGCTCAACAAAACTCATGGCAATGTGACTTGGCATGTTGCCTACGTCAATATAAAATACACGACGTTCTGGCGCACGTTGAATACGATAGATAATAATTGCATCTTCTAGTAGTTCTTTCTGTTTATAAACTTTAAAGATGCTTTCTAATAAACTGGTTCCAAATGGAAAGTTATTATCTAACCCCTCACTCATGGAAAGATGTATTACATGTTCAGCAGGAATAGCATATTGATTTTCTGTTTTTGAAAAACGATTACCTACAACATTGGTAGGAAATGCTCCGGTCATTCCACGACTTCCTCCGGCACCTCCTTGGCCTGAACTGTAACTGCTGGCATATTGACTGCCACCGCCGGTGACATTACTGGGATTAATTGCAGTTGTTGCCAGTGTTTCAAGATTGGGATTGAAATCACGAATAATGTATTGTTCAGGTTTTTTACCTTCACTTTCATTTACAATAACTTTATCTACTTTTGCACAATCAACAAATAACCAAGATTGAGTTTCAGGGTCTCTAATAAAGAAAGCATCCCCATACTTGAATGCATTACGAACAATTTTAAAAATTCTAAGTTGAAATTTATTCAGTTTGGTCCACTGTTGTAGATATTTTTTAATAATTTTTATTTCTGTACTAGTGGCCTGATCTTTGAAAAATACTCTAAAAGGTGTTCCATTTTCCTCATTGGTTTGGCTACAAAATTCTGCTAAAATATCTAATGCAGCATTAACTTCGCTATCACTATCCATGGTATCGTACTGACCGTATCGTTCTAGACGATTAGGATGTCCGGAATAAACATCAGGCAGATAACTGCTGTAATTTCTATGAGCGTGACTAACTTGCCCACTACTAGAACCGCTAATGGTGCTTAGTCTGCCCGATGTTGCTTTAACCGGAGTGAAGTACTTTTTCCAACTCAAAATATATTCCTGGTTTGTAATATTTAATTAAAAACTCCAAAGATTTCCACCGCTTGATTTCACCGCACGAATGGTTCCGCTGGTGTGATCCGCAGTATCTTTGACATATTTTAACATTTCTTGCATAGTCTTATTTAAGGTTTGCATCTCCGACTGTACGATTTCCATAGGAGATTTAGCCGGAACAGCGGCTGCTCCTCCAGTTGAAGCAGTGCTCGATCCACCAAGATTTGCTTTTTCGCTGTTGAGTTTGCTGAGAATTTCTCTTACTTTTTCTGCCTTAGAAATATCCAGTGTGTTTATGGCAGTTGAAAAATCTAACAAACCTTTGCCCAGATCCTTCATTGCAAATCCTACTCCAGTTAAGCCAGGCAGTAATGGAGTTAGACCGGTCACCAATTTTGAAATTTTTGTTACAACATCATCTCCGCCAAATAACTTTGTAATACCATTACCAATACTGCCAAACACATTACCCACTGTGGCCACAGCACTACCTGCTGAAAATGCTGCCAAGGCTAATCCTAATGCTCCAATTCCTTTGCTAACATCAATTAAATTAGCACCGTCGATATTTGAAAAAGATGCTAGTCCTTCAGAGAAAGTAGGTAGTGATTGCCCAATCAAAAACATAGCAGCGGCTATTCCTGCGCCAACTCCAGCAATTATGATTCCTAACGATCCTGAAAATATTGTTGCACCTAATAATATTGTAGGGTTAGCAAACGCCTTTAATCCGTTTGCTAGTCCTTCTAACACACCGCCTATGCCAGCACCGGCACCGGACAATGATTGCAGTACGCCTCCTCCTCCGCCTGCAGCGCCTCCACCCCGGCCGCCTCCTCCTCCACCAACACCAGGAAGTCTTCCACGAATTTCATCTTCCAGAGCCCGTCTTCTTTGTATTATAATATAGGATGCTACAGCAGCACCAAGTACTCCTAGGGCCGAAACAACTATTTTAATCGGGCCTGGTAATTCATTCACAACAGAAGCCAAACTGGCCAATACACCTGACACCAATTTCAATGCCGGCGTAAGTAGAGATACAATAGGAGATATTATGCCTATAATAGATGCACCAAATTCTTTGAGATTTTGATTGGCGGCGGCCATGTTATCTGCTTCAGTGGCATTAAGTTCTTGCCTAGCCAATGCTGCGTCAATTTCTTCATTAGTCATTGTAGCAGCCTTATTTGCAGTAATACCTACTGCTTGCAATGCATCAGCAACAGGTCCACCTCCGCGAATTATAGCCATTAAACCTTCTTTACCATATTGTGCAAAATCTTTTTGAGCAGCTCGCATACCTTCTTTTACAGTGCTGCTCATGTCCTTGACATTTTTACTCCCGTCTGTTACCATAGCAGCAGATTTATCTATCACAGCAGCGGCATTGCTAGCAGTAGCAATAAACATTTGCCCGGCCTTATCCGGTGCTATGCCCATTATTTTAGATTGAAACGCATCTACAGCACCTTTACCGCCTACTGCAAGTGCATTGGCCATCCCTGCTACAGCCTTTTTACGCTCATCTTCACTCATTGATTGAAGTTTAGCCTGCCATGCAGCATTTTTGCTGGCTGCGGCAAGTTCTTGCGCCTGTTGTTCTCGACTTTGACCAGTGATTCTAGCCAACCCATCTAGTTGTTCTAGATACCCAGTACTGGCTTCGGTTATGGCTTTTGTGGAATTGGCGTTCTTCAACTCTGCACTGGTTCTGCCACCAGTCATTCCGATGTAATCAAGCATGGCTTGATTGGCCTCAGTTGCAGAATAACCAAGAGCCATTAAATGTCTACCCGATTCTCCACTGAGTAGTTGATTACTTAATCTTGCAAATGCTTTTGTACCTTCGTTAACACCACCGCCCATCATAGATAGTGTTGTGGAATTCTTTTTTACTATACCGCCAAACTCTTCAAGAGTCATATAAGTTCCAGCAGCGGCCTGTCTCATTTCAGTTAGACTGCCACCAAAGTTGGCTCCTGCTGTACTGAGTTGTTGATAAGTTTTAAAATTATTTTCTTGAAATTCTGCTAATCGTTGAAAGGCGTTGGCTACTACACCAGCGGGCCCGGGTATTTTACTCAATGCTCCAAATACATCACTACTCTGTAGGGTGCCTGCAACAGCCTTTCGTAATGTTTCGTCGAGTGTAGTGAATACCAATTTGGTAGTTTCAATTCTTGCATTTAATGCGGTTAACCGATCCGCAGCAGTTTCCCCCGCTTCACCTGTTTCAACTAGACCCTGGCTGGCCGCTTGTACTGTTTGTGGATTAAGACCGCTGCTCTGTGCCAGTTGTTGAATACTGGCTAGGCTTTGCCGATTGGCAGTCAGAGTGGCCTGAAGTAGTAACTTTAACGTTGCCTCGGTGGCCGCATTATTAAGTTCTACATGTTCTGATCCAATCGATCCGGTGACGTCTGCCATTGTTTTATAGGGGTTATATTAGTAGATAAATAATTGAATAC